TGCGTGCGACTGCACTGGATCTTGCCCTCGAACGCGCCACATCCGCGGCCGCGATCGCACAGGAGAACTACAACACCGAGCAGCAGTTGAGGCACCGAGCCGAGCTGCGTGCCCATATGGCGGAGTCCCTGCAGTCGGCAACAGAGTCGACCCTCGTCCGCGTCACCGCTCTGTGGTCGCGCACGATCCGACCGACCACGGCCGAGCGGTACGCGACCCGCATCATGAACCTGAAAGGCGAAGCAGCGGCGTTTGCGTCTGCGGTGATGTTGGCGCGTGCTGCCACGGACGACCTGAGTGTGGTCCGTCCACGCCCTGTGGAGGTCGTCGACGTCGACGAGGTCGACCAGGAACGCGACGGTGCCTCCGACGCTGTGCCCCCCACCACAACACCGGACCGGTCTCCGTGGTCTCTGGTGCCCGTGTGGGCGTGGCGCACCGTCGCCGGCGCCGTCGTGTTCGTGGCGGGCATCGTCGTGTGGGGGGTGTGGTTGTGAGCGCGGCGGGAGAGGAACACGAGTACGGGAAGTTTGACGCTGCGAAGTTCGACACCCCTTACGAGTTGCTGTGGGCCGAGCAGGCGGAAGAGATCCGGGTTGTCGACGTGATCCGGGCTGTGATTCCCCGCGCGGCAGTGTTCTTCCACCAGGGTGTCGTGTCGGTGCGTGCCACGGATGGCGGGGCGTCTCGCGACGTGGTGCTGATGCCTGGCGACCGGTTCACGGTCACGGCCACCACGGTGATTCGCAGGGGGCGCTCATGACAATTCGCATCACAGGAAAGACGACGTGGGCAAGGCATCGTGCGCCTGGCTTCCAGAAAAGTATCGACGTCAACGTCAAACGGTCCGCCGAGTTGCCTGACGAACTCACCGAGATCGTGAATCGGCGCATCGAGTACGTAGAGATCGAGTTCGCCGTTGGCCACCCAGAGGGCGACAAACACGCGTTGGTGCACATCGACCGAGAACAACTCCTGATGCTCGCCGTCACGCTCCCGCAGCTTGCCGCGATGCTCAAGGACCAGAGGTGGTCCTCGTGAGCGCGAACTTGACGATGACGGACTTGTTCTGTGGTGCGGGTGGCAGTTCGACGGGTGCTGTCGCCGCCGGCGGTATTGACGTGAAACTCGCTGCGAACCATTGGGCGCTCGCGATCGAGACTCACAACGCGAACCACCCCAACACAGATCACCTGCAGGCTGACATCTCGAACGTGGATCCCCGTTACATCCAGTCGACGGACATGCTGTGGGCGTCTCCGGAGTGCACGAACCACTCCCGTGCAAAAGGGCGCCGTGGTGTATTCCAGCCAGACCTCTTCGGCGACAACCTGCCCGACGAGGCCGCGGAGCGGTCGCGGGCGACGATGTGGGACGTGGTCCGGTTCACCGAGGCTCACGGGTATCGGGCCGTGCTGGTGGAGAACGTGGTCGAGGTCACGGACTGGAATCGTCCGGGCCAGCCGCGCGGCGCGCTCTTCGAGGCGTGGGTGGGTGCCATGCGTGCCATGGGGTACCTGCATCGCGTGATTTCGATGAACTCGATGCACGCCCAGGCGATGGGCCTCCCGGCACCACAGTCACGTGACCGTGTCTACATTGCGTTCTGGCGTGTGGGTGAACGGGCCCCGGACTTTGAGCGGATGCAACGCCCCCGCGCCTACTGCCCCACGTGCGACGCCGTAGTCGAATCGATGCAGTCGTGGAAGAAGCCCGGCACCATCGCGGGCCGCTACCGGTCGCAGTACGTCTACCGCTGCCCCAATGTCACGTGCCGCAACCAGATCGTGGAACCAGCATGGCTGCCCGCATCGTCGATCATCGACTGGTCGAACCCAGGCACCCGCATCGGCGACCGCGACAGGGCCCTGGCCGTCAAGACGATGACCCGAATCCAGGCGGGCATCGAACGCTACTGGACCCCCCTCACGGTAGAGCACGGTGGAAACCAATACGACGCCGCCGACCCGAAACACCGCTCCTACGGCGACCCCGCCGGGTACTACCGGGCATGGCCAACGTCCGAACCAATCAAGACGCTCCACACGCGAGAGTCCAAGGCCCTCGCCTACCACCCGCTCATGGTGCCTGTCGAGGGTCGCGACGGCAAGCGCGCCACGTCCGCCGAGGCGGCGATGCGCGTGCAGACCACACGCAACGAAACCGGTGTCGCCTTCGACCCGTTCATCCTGGAGCGTCGACACGAGTACCGCACCCGCAGCATAGACGAGGCGCTCGCGACCGTCACCGCGCAGGACACGTCGAAGGCTTTGGTGTTCCCGCCGTTCATTTCGGAGATGCGTGGTGGTGGATCCGTGGGCCACGACACGCGCGACACGCTGTCAACGGTCTCGGCCGGCGGAAACCATCACGCCCTCGTGACGTCCTACTACGGCAACGGTGGGACCACACCCGCGTCTGAGGCGCTTGGGACCGTCACCACGCGAGACCGTCACGCTCTGCTGCATCGCATGAACTCGGGTGGTGCGGAGATGACGACTCCCACGTCGGAGCCCGCGCGGACCTTGACGGCGGCCGGCCACCAAGCGTTGCTCCAGGGCGGCACGGTCGACATCAACGACGTCTTCTTCCGGATGCTCGAGCCGTCCGAGATCAAGCAGGCGATGGCGTTCCCCGTGGACTACGACATGCGAGGCAACCGTCGAGAGCAGGTCAAGCTCTCCGGCAATGCCGTCACCCCGCCAGCCGCGCGCGACCTCATTGCGACCGTCGCATCGGCCATTACCGGTGAGGAGTGGGCAGCATGAGCGACTGGCGCGAGAGGGCGGCATGCCACGGCATCGACGACCCCGAAATATTCTTCCCCGATCGCAACGACGTAGCCAAGAGGGCCGCGGCGCGGGCGGTGTGCGACGGGTGCTCTGTGCGTGAACAGTGCGTCGAAGACGCGATCTCGAAGCCCGACTCGGAGGGCATTTGGGGTGGGTTGAGTCGCAAGCAACGACTCAAGATCGCGAAGGCGCGGGCGGAAGCGGCCGGCGAAAGCCGCGCCCGCAGCCGGCACATGGTGCAGGCGGCGAATGAGCGGGCTAGGCGCATCGTTGAGATGCGCGACTCAGGCATGGACCCCGAAGACATCGCCCGCGAACTTGGTGTGTGCCGCGAGACGGTGTACCGCGCGAAGCGTCGGCTGCAGGAGGCGTCATGACGGGCGGGCCGGAGTTGCGGCGGATCGCGCATGTGCGTGTGGCTGGTCGTGCGACGACGAAGGGCAGCATGCGGCCGACGCAACTTCGTGTCGTCATTGATGGGCGAAGCCTCGGTGTGGGACATGCCCGTTTGACGGAGGACACGGCTGGTTCGAAGCAGTGGCGTGCTGAGGTCGCCTGGCATGTGCGTATTGCGTTGCGTGGTGCGGACCCGTGCGCGGGGCCGGTGCGGGTAGTGGTGATGGTGTTCCTGCCGCAGCCGAAGTCGAACCGTGACCCGTATCCGACGGCGAAGTACTCCGGTGATGCCGACAAGTTGGCTCGCAACATTCTCGACGCACTGACCGACGCCGGGGCGATCCAGGACGACGCCCAGGTGATCAGCCTTCACGTCATGAAGGCGTGGGCGGCAGACCGCGACAGCCCGTATGCGCTGATCCATGTCGACGAGTACAAGGAGGACAACTGATGGTGAACGACGGCGACTACACGATTCCGGAGCTGCCGAAGCCTGCCCGCTTCGCAACGTACAACGGTAACCGGGCGAACATGATGGGCGGGATTTACGGCCCGAACCAGCTGGGCGAGCTGATGACCGTCGTCGAAGTGAAGCACGATCCCGAGACGCACACGTCGCGCGTCGGCTTCGCGTTCGCTACGGTGCCGGCGATCCGCGGCGCGTTCCTCGCTGAGGGGTCGATCGAGATTGCGTCCTCAGCGCGCGCGCAGGCGGCGCGTGCCATGGTCGCCGCGACGAAGGCGGGTGTGTGATGGGTGACATTGGACGTCCGGTGCGGCATATCGAGATTGAGCCGTTGCCACACGTGGAGCCTGTGCGTGAGCCTGCTCCCGTTGCGCCCGAGAAGGTGCCCGCATGAGCGGCGACTTTCACGGCGACCTGTCGATCGAACCGGTGGTGGGTGTGCGCGTGTTCCGGGTTGATGACCTGGGTCGCCTTCGTGGGGTGACGCATCAGGACATTTGGCGTCCGGGTGAGAACGTGGCCGCGTGCTATGCGCCCGGACCCCAACTGCCGAGTGTGCCCATGGATCTGGCTTTGTTGCAGGCGCCCCCTTCCTACGTCGATTTCCACGTCCCGTTCCACACGGCGAAGGCGCAACGTCGGAAAGCGCGCAAGGCAGACGTTCGCATGAAGGAGTGGAAGGACGAATGTCAACGCCTCCGTGATGAGTGGGAGGGCCACGGCCTCGACAAGTGTGACCACGGCTTCTGGGCGTACTACACACCCCAGAGTGACTACGCGTCACCCGACAAGGTGTACGGCGTCGTGGAGGGGTATGGGCAGTGCGTCATCGGCACCAAGGGATTCCGTGCGTCGAAGGCCCGCATCGTCGCCCTGTCTCTCCCCCCAGCCACCGACGAGATGCACGGATACCGGTTGTCGTTGGTGCAACGCAACTACCCGGACGTGCCCACGTATCCGAGCCTCGCAAGGATGCTCACCGAGCACCCGCTTTCCCACAACCCGGAACCGGACGGCGAGGACTTCTGGACCGAACCCACCCACAGCGACGACGTGGCGGCGTTCATGATGCAGATGATCCACGCCTTGGGAAACATCACGCCGCCCCAGAGGCACTTCTACGGATCCCACCTTGCAGCAGGGGGGTTCATCTTATGATCCACAACATCCAAGGCAAGTGCCCCGCATGCGGATGCCACACCCTGTTCATCGCCTCCGGCGGATACCCCACATGCTCCCGCCACGAATGCCCGAATCCGTCCGCGCTCGCGGTCGCCATCTACAACCGGGCGGTGGGCAATGGCTGAACAGGAACGCGACGAGGAACAGATCATCGTCGAGATCAGCGCGCTCATCACCGAGCTGCTGGCGGTGCGTCACGAGCCCGTGAGGCCGTTCGTGACCGGGTGGGCGCTGTCGGTGCACTCGGAGTCGGTGGAGTGGGACAGGGAGCGGCAGTCTCGGTCCGACTACTTCTGGCCCAAGGATCAAACCCCTCCGATGACCGTCGGCCTTTTCACCCTGGCCGCGAAAAGGCAGACGGGAGTGGACGACGATGACTGACCATCTCGTGATTCTGCGCCCGAAGTGGCTGTTGAACATCCTTGACGGCTCGAAGCGGGTCGAGTTTCGTGCGGGCCGCGACCGACGTGCACCCCACGGCAAAGTGACGGCCGGCGACCGCCTGTGGCTCAAAGCATCGGGCGGGAATGTGTGGGGTGTCGCCTACGTCGAGACCGTGTACTCCGGTGGCCCTCTGCACTCGTTCGACCTGGCGCTCATGATGCTCGACAGTGACGTGCGCGCCACCATCGACGACGAGTGGGCTCAGAAGGTCATGACGGCCAAGTACGTCACCGCGGTGCGTGTCGATCGCGTGGAACGCCTCACCACCACCATCGACGTGTCCGACATTCGTGGCAAGCGTCAGGACGCGTGGCAGGTACTCGACCCCGAGGACGCGAACCTCCTCTGGACCCGCTACTACCACGCGATCGTGGCCGACGAGGGGGCTGCGGCATGATTACCCCGTATTACCAGGACGAGCACGTCACACTGTTCAACGGTGACTTCCGTGAAGTCCTCGACGCGTTCGGCCCCTCACAGTTCAACGCAGTCGTCACAGATCCCCCATACGGCGAGACAAACCTTGAGTGGGATACATGGCCCGAGGGATGGCCGTCGGCGCTCGCGGCCGTGACGAACTCGCTGTGGTGTTTCGGGTCGTTGCGGATGTTCTTCGATCGACTGGCCGAGTTCGAGGGGTGGAAGTTCAGTCAGGACGTCGTGTGGGAAAAGCACAACGGGTCGGGCCTGCATAACGACCGCTTCCGACGCGTCCACGAACATGCCACGCACTGGTACCAGGGACCGTGGTCAGAGATCCACCACGCGACGCCCCAGACCGCCGATGCCACACCCAGAACGGTGCGTCGGAAGGCGAGGCCAGCGCAATGGCAGGGCACAACGTCCACGTCGAGCTACACGTCTCAGGACGGCGGGCCGCGACTGATGCGTTCTGTGATCTTCGCCCGGTCTATGCACTCGCAAGGCATCAACGAAACAGAAAAGCCACTCGGCATCGTCTCCCCGTTGGTCGAATACGCCGTACCGCGGGGGGGGGGTGCTGCTAGATCCGTTCGCCGGATCCGGGGCCACGGGCGTCGCCGCGAAGCTGTCAGGCCGACGCGCGGTGCTCATCGAGCTTCGCGAGGCCCAATGCGAATCGACGGCACGCCGACTGTCCCAGGGCGCGCTCGAACTCGATGCGCCGGAGGTGTCGGCATGACGTGCATGGACTGCGGACGTGCGACGGCAACCACCCTCGACGGACCGTTGTGCCCAGACTGCGCAAGGGTCGCGCTCGCGCTCGTGGGGTCGGTCGGCGCCCGCGTTCGGGCGCTTGAGGCGAGGCCCGCATGAGCGGGCAGCAGATGGCGTCGATTGCGTCTCGCCGGTGTGCGGGGTGCGGATCGAAGGGCGTCGCGATGACGCTGACCTTGAACCCATGCGGATGCTCGGTCGACAAGTGTGCTCGGTGCGGTGCGGTGGCACTCCACACCGTCGCGGGACCGCTGGTGCACAAGATCCACAACAACACGCAAGTGCTTGAGCATGCCTGTGGTCACCAGGCCCCTCTCAACGAGTGGCGCGTAGTAAGGAGTCCAGCACGATGAACCCTGCAGCTCTCGCCGCGGTACATGACTGCACCCCCGGATTTGGGGCTTGGCGTCCACAGGCGAAACGTCAACTCGTGAATCGAGTGCGTTCCTGCCATGCGGTCGGTGAGCGCGCCCTGATCCGTTCCACCGCGATCCTGAGGACCCGCACAGGGATCCGCGAGTTGACGAAGACCGACCAACCGAAGCCGGGCGCGGACATCGGGACGCGCATCTACTACCTCAACCCCGACAACACCGTCGCCACCGAAGACGACTGGCACTAGGAGACACACCATGAAACGCACCGACGAGATCCAAAGTCGCAGACTGCCCGACGTCGAGTGGGAGGACAACGCCCTGCGCCGAGAGCAAGAAGAGCCGGGCGTCTACTACCGGGTGCTGAATGACCCGGAGCCATACCCGCCATCGAACCTCACTAAGCAGACGTGGTACGTGGTGACGCCCAACGGTCTCCACGGCAGTCTTCACAACCACACGGTGCGCGAGGAGGATGACGGGTCGATCAGCGTAAAACCCGGTGACGGATCGTCCAACTCCATCCTCGTCAACGGTGCCGTGCAGCCGGAGGGATGGAAACCTGGCGACGGTGCATGGCCCAAAGCATCCTGGCACGGCTACATCACCCGCGGCCTGTGGTGGAGCCTGTCGTGACCCACCAACAAAACACGACCGCGCTCGCGGCCGACGCTCCCAAGGTGCGTATGTGTCCAGACTGCCGGGACGGCAAGCACATGTGCGCGGGCTTCGCGTTCGACGCGAACGACAACCGGGTGCCCTGCCCGTGTCTGACGTGCCACCCGCCGGCGCCTGAGCGTTGCGGATCCTGCAGCGGCTTCATCAACCCGGAGACCGGCGAGTGCCGGTGCTCCGACTGACCCGAGAGGACCACCACCCACGTGGCCGTACACCACATCTATGACGAGACAGCAGGACACCCGGCGCTCGCGGCTGCCATGGCCGAGCGTCGGCCGTTCTGGCGTGCTGCCATGAGCGGCGCGTATCTCGAGCTGGTGTCCGTTGCGGGCAAGCGTGCGGTGGCGGCGTCGAGGCAGGAGAAGCCGCCGACGTCTCACGTGGATCGTGTGGTGAATGTGGGCGACATCACGACGATGGACTTCATCGCAACGGACTGCATGATCGCGGGTCTGGTCCACTACGGGCTGATGCGATACCTCGGTGGCGACTCGTTCCAACTGATTGAGCATGACAAGCTCGCGCACTCGCAGACCGCGATGCAACTGTGGTGGGAGGCGAAGAAGCGCCGCGACACACGGAACAAGGCGTGGCGTCTCGAGGTGCTGTGGCGCGACGGGGATCAGTGCCGGTGCTGTCACGTCGTGATGTCCCAGGGCCGCAACAACGACACGGACCCGGACGGCTTCACTCTCGACCATCGTGTGCCTGGTGTGCCGGCCGAGTCGGTGGACGACCTCGCGGGTGTGTGCCGCTCGTGCAACGGGATCCGGTCCGACTCCGAGGACGCTGACGTTGTCGCACCATGGCAGCCCGTACCGGAGCGCCCGTTCTACACGGAGCGCACGGCCAAGGAGCTCCACCGTGAGGGCTACACCACGGACCCACTCGGCAAGCCGATGCAGCGCACAGGTCAGGCGCACAAGGCGCCGCGCGTCAAGATTCTTCCGCGACCCACCACCCTGGTGGATACCGCGATTAGCGACCCCGAATCCATCGGGATACCGCTACCGCCCCAGTGGGCCTGGTCGGCTCACGAGGGCAACAAATGCCGCATATGCGGCCCGCGACCCACCACCCTGGTGGATACCGCGTCGACGGCCTCACAGACGCCTCAGGGCGTCGCTGAGAGCCTCAGGAGCGACCCCGACGACGTTGGGATACCGCTTGCTTCAAACCCCTCTCAAAACGATCTCAAAACGGTCGCAAATCGACAGGGGCTTTCACCGCCCAAACCGTCCCCGGCCCGTTCAAATGAGGCCCTTCCAGGTGGGGGGCGTCACGTCGGGGATGGTTTGGGTTGGTCATTGGGTGGGGTTGGTTCGGGTGGTCCCGGGGCTCGCCGCCGCCGTGGTCGCCGTGCCAAGCCGCGATCCGGTAGTCGCAAGCAATCGAAGGGTGAGCACGATGGAGACTGAACCTCAGGTCAAGCCGGTGGTGCTCTCTGCGCAGGAGCGTCGGGAGATTGCTCGGTTGGTGCGTAAGCGTCTGCGGCAGATGGTGGAGCCGTTCGAGACGACTTCGCCGTGGTGGTCGTGGGATGACACGATGGACAGGTTCGAGTCGATTGCGGCGGGGTATCACGCGGTGGAGTTGCCGTCGATGCTGGTGCAGATCGAGGCCGCGGTGGATGGGGTGAAGGGTGCGGCTGGGGCGACGGGGTCGTTCGAGTCGCGACCCACTGCCGCGATCGACGCGATCGACACGCTCGAGCGGATCAAGCATCGTGCAGCGGCCGCAGTGGTGGAGTTCGGTGGCGAGCCGGGAATCTTCGCTGAAACGAACCTGCGTCACCTGGCGGATCTGGCGTCTGAGGTGTCGGACGAGCAGCTCGTGGCGTTGCGTCGCATGGCGATGTCGTGGTGGACGCAGGCGAAGATCGTGGCGGGGTTTGAGGAGCCGGCGCAGCGACCGCATGTGCGATGCCCGCGGTGTGACGCGATGGACTCGTTGCGAGTGCGGATGGACGTGGTGACTAACTTCGGTGTCGGGATGTGCTCGGAGTGCGAGGCGACGTGGACCAGCGATCAGACGGTGGAGCGTGACAAGGGCAGCGGGCACTTCGGGTTGTTGTTGGCTGAGATCGATCGGCAACGCACGGAGTCCGCGTCGGGTGGCATCGACCCGGAGTTGATTCACACGGAGTATCGGTTCATGACGCGTCACGCTGCGCGGGCTGCGGATCCGAAGGGCGAGGAGGCCAAGTGCCTGCGGTGCTCGGTGCCTGAGACTGAGACGACGGCGGCCGTCGACGTGCGCCACATCATCGGCAACGCCCACTACTGCTCGAGGTGCCACCGATGGCACCCGGGTCGGCCTATGGGTCAGACGTCGGTGTGAGGCTGCGGACATGGGCAAGTGTGCGAAGCGCCGGTTTCGGTCGGAGGTGGATGCGTTGATCGTGCTTGCCCGGATCCAGGCCGCGGATTCTCCTCGTCGGGAGAAGACCGAGCGGCGCGCGTACCCGTGTCCGAAGTGCTGTGGTTGGCATCTGACGAGTCGCCGATGAGCGGGGCGCGACACGCTGAGCGCGGGGCTGTTGAGTCTCGGGTGTTTTCGCGCGTACCATTGGGCTCGGTAGGTGAAGTGTCTCTAGGCCCGGCCCCGTTGGGGTGCGGGCCTTTGTGCTTCCCGCCCCAGGTCAGCGCCTGTCGGGCCCGCCGTCCTCCTCGAGATGGCGGGCCCGTGGCGCACCAGGAGGTGTGTCAGCCATGGCATGGGCATCATCAACACGTAGACAGCGCCTACCCAAAGACTGGCCGAAGCGTGTGGCCGAGGCGAAGCGTCGAGCGCGTGGCAAGTGCCAGGCGACAGAGCACCACCCGGATTGCACAGGCATCGGGCAGGAGTGCGACCACCGCATCCCTGGTGATGACCACTCCCAGTCCAACCTCCAATGGTTGTCGGCCGCATGTCACAAGGACAAGACCACCAGAGAGAACGCGGAGGCCAACCGGCGCCGGGCCCGCATGCGCCGCCGCCCCCAGGAGAAGCACCCCGGTGCGCTCGGCTAAGCCGACCAAGCGACGCGACGACTCGTCGTTCACGCTCTTGGTGTTTGTCCGATCGAAGGTCTAAACTCAATTGCATGTGATGAAGCGAAAGCTAGCGGCCAAGGGGCTGGGGGGTGACTCCCCCGGCCATGGATCCCCCACCGCCGGATAGCAGCTCCAAAACTGCGTGCGAAAAGTGCTCGTTTTTCACCACCCGCCAAGACGCCCTGTGCGCCCGCCTGGCGGGTTTTTTCATGCCCGGCCTTCACCACCCACCACCTCGACAGCACGCCCTCCATACGGGCTGAGACCGAATGGCCGGAAGTGGAAACACCTGGTAGCGACTAGATATCGTTACAAGCGCCTGGTAGAATCGCTGTATGGATAGTGGACGTGGGTGTGAGAACTGTGGTGAGCCGGTCGCGCTCCCGCCTCGCGGTCGGACGCCGAAGTACTGCTCGACGCGGTGTCGTGTCGCCGCGCACCGCGCGCGCCAACTGCCGGCGGAGATGCAGACCGCTCACAGGTGGGTGCGGTTCCGCAATGTGCGGGTGAGCGCGACGCGCAGCACGCGCAAGCCGATCATGGTGAACGGCCGGTCGGCTTCGTCGACGAACCCGCGCACGTGGGTATCGCTGGAGTCGGCACGCAAGTCCAAGGTCGGTGACGGCCTGGGGTTTGTGCTCGGTGACGGCATCGGCGGTATCGATCTTGACCACTGCATCGTCGACGGCGTCCTTGAGTCTTGGGCGCAAGAGATTCTTGACCGTTGCCCGCCGACGTACATCGAGGTGAGCCCGTCAGGTACGGGCCTTCACATCTACGGGCGGATTGCCGCTGGCCGTGGTCGTGGCCAGCACGGCCGCGATGGCATCGAGTTCTACTCGACCGGCCGCTACTTCACTGTCACTGAGAACCGCTGGAAGGGCTCAGTGAATTCGCTTGGTGATCTTCGCGATGTAGTCGCCACGTTGTAGCGCTCCAGGTGGGCGCTCGAGCGCCCCAGGAGGGCTACCCATGACCGAAGAAGAGAAGCCGCAGCCGCGCCGCCGCGCCCCTGCCGCACGGCCACAAGCGAAGTCGGCGCCGTCGCCGCGCTCTCGTGTTGCCAAGGCGCAGGCCGCCGCTGCTGCCGCCGAGCAGGGTAAGCCTACCGATGCTGAGGCGACCAAGACCGTGCCGCGCAGGCGTGCCGCCCGCAAGCCGCCGGCAGCCAAGCCCGCGGCGAAGAAGACCACTGCCAAGACGTCACCGAAGCAGCAGCAGTCGAAGAGCATCCAGCGCACGTCGGCAGTTCGTCCGTTGCGTGCGGTGGGCCACGATGAGAAGCCGCCGGCACCGCCGAACCCGCCTGAGGGAATGGGGCCCCGCGGCAAGCAGCTGTGGCGCGGCATCGTCGAGGCGTTCGTGTTCCGCGCGGATGAGCTCGCGACGTTGGAGTCGGCATGCTACGCAGCACAACGGGTGGTGGAGATCCGCGAGGAGCTGTCCAAGATGGACATCCTTGTGCGCGGGTCGATGGGTCAGTTGGTCACGAACCCGTTGCTGATTGAGGTGCGCGCTCACGAGAATCACGTCGCCACGCTGTTGGCGAAGCTGAAGCTCAAGGACGCCGAGGCTGGATCGTCGGGCGCGGAGACGAACGGTCACAGGTCTGCGGCGCAAGCGCGCTGGGCGACACCGCATGGCCACACGTCGTAGCGCAGCGACGCTCCTTCCCAACCGCGACGCCGAGCGTCTCGAGATCATCCGCTACTACGAGGATGTGCTTGAACGCACGAAGCCACCGAAAGACCTTGTGTGGGATCCGGTCAAGATAGGTCCGACGTGGAGGTGGTCGAAGCCCGCAGGGTGGGACCTTCCCGAGTTCACACTCGGTTGGGACTTGCTCGCGTGGGCTGGCCAGTGGTTGACGTCGCCCAAGGGTGGTCCGTGGGTGTTCACCCCGGAGCAAGCCCGCATCATGTTGTGGAACTACGCGATCGACGTCGACGCCCAGTTCCTCCACGTGCTGTATGCGCTGCAGCGTCTGAAGGGTTGGGGCAAGGACCCACTCGCGGCCACGGTCGGTGCGATGGAGATGGTCGCTCCGGTGCGGTTCTCGCATTGGGACGGTGACCGGCCGGTAGGGCGCGAAGAGTTGAACGCCTGGGTGCAGGTTGTGGCCGTCTCGCAGGAGCAGACGAAGAACACGATGAAGATGCTGCCGGGTCTCATCCCCGCGGCGACTCGCCGCCACTTCGGTTTTCAGATCGGCAAGCAGACTGCGTGGGCGATGGGTGACACCCGTCAGATGGAAGCGGTCACCGCGTCCCCGTTGGCGATCGAGGGTGGCCGGCCGACGCAGCTGGTGCTGAACGAGATTCAGAACTGGAACTCGTCGAACTCGGGCCACGACATGTGGGGCGCACTCGAAGGTAACGCTGCCAAGCGTGACACGGACTCTCCGGCGCGGATGCTCGCGATCTTCAACGCCTACCGTCCCGGTGAGGACTCGGTGGCGGAGCGGATGCGTGACGCCTACGAGGGCACACTGGGCGATCCCGACGCCGAAGAGGACGAGGACCGCCCCAAGTTCATCGACGTGGGCATCCTGTATGACTCGCTCGAGGCTCCCCCGGAAGCACCGTTGACGCTCAAGGACGCGCCGGACGTGGTCGCGGGGGTGCGTGGCGACGCGTACTGGTTGGATTCTGGCCGCATTGTGAAGTCGATCGGTAACCCGAACAACCCGCCGTCGGAGTCGCGACGCAAGTGGTACAACCAGATCACCGGTGTTGAGGACGCTTGGACCACACCGCAGGCGTGGGATCAGCTGGCGCGACCCGATGTGGTGGTGGAGCCTCGCGAAGAGGTCGCGATGTTCTTGGACTGTTCGAAGTCCGACGACGCGACCGCGTTGGTCGGTTGCCGAA